GTATCATTGAGAACTGGAATTATGGTGGTGTTAAAACAATCGATTTAATAATGGCTAATTTTACAGTAGATGATATGTGGAATAAACACAGGGAAAAGCAAATTGAGATTTGTAATGATTACGAATTTAAACCATCAGATTGTTTTTTCTTAGCCACAACTAAAGATACATACTACACAAGAAGACGACGAATGAAATGGAATGACACTGCCAGGATTTGTATAACTTCACTCTTTGGTGAACACCTATGACAAAACAATTACTAAATTATACTGATGAAGAATTTGCAGAACTAGTTCAAACAATAGTGGACAATGGTTCCACGGTGGTTCATGATCAAGATCTTAATAGACAACAACTTGCCCAGTTATGTGCTAGGATGGGTGATGTTGAAGAACTGGATTACTTTATGAATCCAAAGGATAGTCCTCAAATTAGTATTGTGTCTGGAAAGGTTGTTGACGGCAAGGCTATTGGTATGTTCGGTCCTACTGAATTAGAATGGCATGCGAATGGTACTGGTAAATATAACCTCAAAGAGATTTGTGTAGGTCTATATTGTGAAACAGAATGTATAGATACTGTTCTTTCTATTGTTAATCAGTGTGATGCATTTGCAGAGTTATCTGAAGATCAAAAGAATTATTATCGCACTATAGATATTCACCTTGACAACACGGGTCCACGTGCTAGAATATGGAGAGATGATGGCGTATATTCTAAGGCATATGAGAACCAAGGGGAACAGAATTTTAGAATAGGACAAGAGCACTATAAAGAAACAATAGACAGACGGCCGTTGGTAGGTAAGCATCCAGTTGATGGAAGAGAATATTTCTATCCTATGTTTATATACCTAACAAAAGCATGGAGCAATGGAGTTGAGATAAAAGACTTTGATAATTTCTTCGATACTCTGAATGGTGTAATCACTCGTTCAAAGTATATGACACACCACGTATTTAGAAAAGGTGACCTGCTCTTTATGGACCAGTTGCTTACAAGTCATAGACGATCAGCAGTGAAGAATACAGAAAGACAATTATGGAGAACTGCATTCGATTATTCAGTTGCGGTTGATGATTACTCACATGAGAGATTTGGTGATACCATATGAATATATTATCTGTATCCTTTAGCTACAGCGAGCAGTCAATGGGAAGGAGGGGTCTAGAACTTATGGACCACTACCTTAATTTTTCTGATATAATTAAAATAGATCTTCCGGTATGTAATTCTAATAAGCCGGATGGAGAGGTTCCACTCGAGGTACATGCTTTATGTGCAAAGATGGATGAGGCTGATATACTAGTGTTCTCTGTACCTGAAGCTACGGCACATTATGCAGCGGCATTTAAGAATGCTATGGATTGGATTGTATGTGCCAGTAGCTTTCATTCTGATCTTGGGCAGGACAGTCCATTTTATAATAAGCCGGTGTATGTTGTAACGTTCACCCCATGTTATGTTGATGCAGGACACAGACATTTTGAAATGACCAAACACTTAATAGAAAAAATGGGTGGGTTGGTTTATAATAGTTTCGTAAAGAAAGATGGCTGGATTAAATGCCTGCCAGAAAATTACGAGTGGGTTCAGGAGGAATGTAATGAAATATTATTCACTACAATGCCACCAGCAATAAATAGAAAAGAAGACTGGTCACACTGGCCAGTAACTTGGGTAAAACAATACAATGAATGGAATAACCAATGGAGAATGAAATGACAGTATTATACAGTTTAGTGGGTGGGCAAGTACACCCATATAAATTTAATAAAGAACAGAAGATAATTTTGGTAGGGGTACCAGGGGCATTTACGCCGACCTGTACTAATGAACATCTACCCGGGTTTGCTAAAGGATTAGATAAATTAAAAGGTTATAAAGTTGCATTTTTCTCCAGTAATGATTGTAGTGTAATGGAAGAATGGAATAAGCTTTATGGTCATAAAGATATCGATTCCTTATCAGATCATTCAGGCGAGTTTGCAAAGACACTTGGAGAAGCAGTGGACTTTGGCCCGACATATGGTTGGAGAAATAATAGATGTGCATATCTTATAGAGAATGGTGAAGTGGTTAAGAAATTTGCAGACCCGTTTCTAGATGGGGTGTTAAAAGAATTATGATTAAAGGCATTGCCGAATACATTGATGTAGACCCACAGCATGAATTGTTACTTGAACTATATAACAAAGTAAAAGGTGATAGGGTAGGCAAAGATTTTAATGTCTTTGGCAAAACCCCATTCGAAAGTTATAGTTTAGAATATAACATGAGTGGGAAGCCTACCGGTTATGAAAAGATATATGATCCTATTTTATCTCAACATAGGGTAGTGCATCCGCATTATCAGTTTAGATCAACTGGATTTAATACCGCTGATAGTACGGAGAAAGATGTATTTCCTCATACAGACATAGATCAAAATCGTGAGCATTCACAAGGATTTAATATAGTTTATCCTGTATTAGGTGCTAGTCGCATAGACTATTATGAAACAATACCTGAAGAAGTATATACTCCTGAGAAAAATGCTCAGGGGTATTACTACTATCATGAGTTTCATGCACAGGGTGAAATGGGGCAGGGAACACCAGAGTTTGAAAAGTTTTTAGAAGATCGAAAGATTGGTGAAATTATTGTTGATCGACCAATCTTAATTGATACAGAAATAATGCATAGAGTTGTTATCACTGAAGCACCTCGATGTGCATTCGTAACCCGATGGAATAACATACCCCCTGAGTGGGATTTTGATAGTTGGAAAAAACGAGTAGAACAAATATTATGAGAAAACATTTACCTAATCCGGACAAATATGATTTTAGAGAAACAAACTATGTGAATGGTATCCCTTGGCCACGACTGCCTAAAGGACAGTTTGATAAGGTTCCTCTCCAAGAAGAATACCGTATGTATAGTATGGATTATTTAGATACTCCTGAAGCCAGACCTATATTTGAAAAGCAGGCTGATATTATTATGGAGCATGGCTATAAAGGTATAGTCGATATAGGATGTAGACACGGACCTATAAATGAGATATTACATTATAGAGGTTATAATGATTATCAATACTTCGGATTCGATACAAGTCCTGAACCAATTGCTTATGGTCAAGAGACATGGCAAGAGTTTCCTAATATAGAATATGCCATAGGATCATTCCGTGACAGGTTATCTGTGGGCTTTGATGTTGATTGTATTATATGGTCTGGGGTTTTATTGTATGAAGCTGAACATCATTTAGAATTATTTACTGACCTACACAAATTCTATAATGCTCCTGGAGCTATCATCCAAGAGCCAAAGAAAAATCAAAGGCCTGAGTGTTGGAGAGAAGATCTAGAATTAAATACTATTGAAGATCAACTTTATAAGTACCAGTGCTTCCATACTAAATTTTATAATATAGACGTGCCAATATTTGGTGGTCGTAGAACAATTGTTGATGTGAGATTATGATACCAAAAAGTGAAACACTTCCTTGTGGATACAGAGTAGTACCATACATATATAAAGGCAAATTTAATTTTGATATATCTCAACGTGACATGTCATTATGTGATAATGCATTATACCAGATGAATAAAGAAAGAGATGGTGATCGATTAGATGACAATTACAGCATAATCAATTTAAAATTAAGTAAGATGTATATGTACAACTTTGTGTTTGATGGTACTGAACCAGTTTTATGTTCAGGTGCACAGACAGATGGTGATTCAATAAGGGTCTTCTCTAGATACTTTGGGTTTAATGAATACCGAACTGATGGTACAAAGGCATTAGATAAGGTGGATGACTTTGATGAATTAAGATATACGTTAAAGCATTTGAATCACCCGTTAATATATTGGTCACGTGATAAGTCACCTAATTTTTTCCATAAGTTAAAGGCGGGTAGACCTGATGTGTTCAGTGAGTGGGAAGTGCATCCAGAAAAAATAGAGATCATCTATCCTAATAACCACCAGTACATATTTTATAAAGGGGATGTTAATGAAATTTTACGTTAATGGAACTAGGCGTGGCTTGGGTAAGTACCTATCCGACAGATTGAATGTAGTGGAGACTCTTGAGGAATGTGACATATTCATTAACTGTAAGCATGATGGGTTCAGGCAGGTGGACTTATTATACAAAGCTAGTGAATTAGGCAAGAGGGTTATTAGCATAGGCTCATACGCGTCTGACTGGATATACCACCCTAAGAAAGATATTTTTAATTATGCTATTGAGAAGAAAGCATTAAGAGATGCTAACTCTCAATTGTTTGACAATGGATATGAGGTATGTTGCCTTAACTTAGGATACATTGATACCGAAAGATCATGTGAGATTACCGAAAGTAAGATGACATGTAAATCAGTGCTTGACAATATTGAATGGATACTACTACATCCCCATCGTATAAAAGAAATAACAATAACCCCTAATGATAAAACGGATGACGCTAGAAACCGTGATGGCAGTTTGGTTATGGATGAACAGTTAAGAATATCTGATAATCTATATGAGCACACTAATATGTATGCAGCAAGGCATAAACAATTGCCTAATACATATGACATTAAGAAGATCCATGATGGGCAGATAATGTTACAATCATTGGATGGTGAAGACTTCTATACTGGATTGTTTCAATTAGATAGGATGCCTGAAGGTAATGTTGAAGGTGATTTTAATAAGCTTAACATACCTAATGATTGGGAACTGGCCAGGTTTATAAAAGAAGAAGGTCTTACTAGGACACGGTTAATTGTTATGGCAGAGAAGCAATGTTATACCATGCACTTTGATCCTACTCCACGTATACATCTAGTGATTAAAACAAACCCATGGGCGATGATGACTGATAGCACCTGGAAGCTATTTCATATACCGGCTAATGGTCATCCTTATTATTGTGATACTACTAAGACCCATACAGCGATCAATTCGGCATTAGAGGATAGGATTCATATAGTTGGAATCGCACCTTTAAAATCATATAAATAAAAATATGAAAGAGAAAATACTAGCGGGCATTCTTGCCCTAACTATTAGCGGGTGTTCATTGCTTGGCGGTGTAAAAGCATTAGAACCTAATAATTTAATCAAAACAGCTGCGACCACCGCAGTCACTTACGCAATAGCAGGTCCTATTCCTGCAATACTTAATGCGGGCACTTCGGTGGCCATTGACACAGTATTGCCTGAAGATGCACCGGCTATAAGTGATATAGAAGCTGGCAATGAAGAACAACTGAGGGCATATATGTTTGCAAATTTGACAGAGACCATCTTGTATGGTGCAATAGGATTTTTAATCTTCACTAACGTTGTAGGTCCATGGGCTGCACAACGTAGAGCTAAGCGTAAGGCTGAGCAGATAGCAGCGGAGAATCGTCGTAAAGAAAAGTACGATGCAATGAAAGCGGAGTTAGCAGCATCACGTAAAATTGTTTAAGGAGTTGTAAATGAATAAAAGCACCGACCGTAACATTAAGAAAGAAACGCAGATGAAGCACACAAAAGAAAGGTTGCATGAGATGCAACACGTAAAGTCTCATAAGAAGGATAATCTCGTAAAGAGTTTAAAGAACCTTATGAAGAGGGAATCAAGGAAATAACGGCATGAATATAACATATAACAGTGTAACTATTCCATTTTTTGAATTTGAGTTACCATCGCAGTTAGTAATATCATTGTCAGGTGGTTTAGACTCCGCTGCTTTGATGTACCTCACGTGCACTCATTTTCCAGAGATAGAAATTATACCTGTCACACTTAGCGATGTTAATGGAGGTGTAGATGCTGTAGCTGCTGCAAATATTACTACATGGATGAAAAGTGAATTTCCAGCTGTTACTATACGTGATTTACAAACGTTTAACTTCAATGACAAGGATGAGTCAATTGTAACTAACGCTGAATGCGATCAATTAATTAGTGATTTCCCAGATCAATATGATGCTGGAAACCGTGGATCAGCATCGAAGAGCATACAAATTGATAGAATCATGCAAGGTGTATCATCTAGTTATACCCGTGTGAATGGTATGACGTTGAATCCTCCTATAGAAGAGATGAAATCTATAAATCAGTATTTTTATGATCAGTCAGAAAGGCGTAGAGATGCCGGTGAACATAACGAAACTGTATTTGCTCACCCTGTCGATGGCAACAGGCTGTACCAACCATTTGGTAATGTTAATAAGAAATTTGTGGCAGACATCTATGCACAACACAATTTAATGGAAAATCTATATCCTCTCACTAAATCGTGTGTGGGTACTGCTGGCCAAACTTTGAATTTCACGAAAGAATGTCATGATTGTTTTTGGTGTTATGAAAAGAGTTGGGCATTTAATCTAGGTGTCACGGGGTAATGAACATTGAGCATTATAGCGTCTGATCTAAAAACAGCGCAAGATATTATAGATAAGACCGAGAGCAAAGAAATGTGGTTTTGCCCTCGACTATTTGATCATCTATATTCAGACACCGACGGTAGTTGGAAAGTGTGTTGTATTGGCCAAGAAAATGGCTTAGAAATGAATGTTAGAAACACCACCCCATCTGAATGGTTAACATCTGATGTACTAAACAGTGTTAGAAAGGAAATGATTCAGGGTGAGGTTGGTCCAAATACAACCCGTCAATGTAGCCGGTGTATAGTACAAGAAAAAGAGTATGGAATTTCTGATAGGATCCATCATCTAAAGTATCTAAATGGTGCAGAAGATCTTGTGTATAATCAACTACTCGATTATATTAAAACTGGTGAGTTTAATTTACAAGAAAGAGTAATCATACTCCAAACTAGGATATTCGGAAACCAATGTAACCTCGATTGTTATATGTGTCAACCGCAAAACTCTACCACCCGCCAATCCAGCAATAACAAAATAGACTTTAATAAATACATTACGTTTGATCCTCAAAGAAAAGATCTTACTAAGTTAAGTACAATTGATACTGTTGAAGAAATTAAGAAACTAGCACCATATATAAAAAGCTTTTTGATTCAAGGTGGAGAACCACTTGTTATGAAGAAGCAATTTGAATTTCTTGATTACTTAATTGACAATGGCCATGCCCCGTATATAACTCTTGATATGAATACCAATTTAACTATACTAGGAACAACTAAGCACAATATATTAGATTACGCACCTAAGTTTAAAGGTTTGCATGTGAATGTCTCTCTTGAGGGTGTTGGTAAATACAACGACTATATTAGAAAAAGATCTGATTGGGATACTATTGTTAGTAACATTAAGAAACTAAGAGAAGTTGCAACCTACATGGGGGTGTTTTCGACGATATCATTGTTAAGTGTATTGCGCTTTGATGAATTAATAGATTGGTGTAAAAAAGAAGACTTACATCAAAATATGTTTGTGATCGACGACCCTGACGAATTACACCCTAAGCATTTACCACAGAAAATAAAAGATATACTAATAAAGAAATATGAAAAATACGATGTTATAACTTCTGCATTAAAAATGGAAGGTGATCCTGAGAAGTTTCAAGCAGCGTTAAGATATATTAAAGCCACTGATAAATTATATAAAAAAGATATATACGACCTATATATAGAACTAGAGGAATATGACGATGACGCAGCAACAACAGAATGATGGTGAACCTTTAGCTAAACACTTAACTAAGGGTGGACCTGGTGATAGATCCACTCCTGGTAATGTGAACACTGAAGAATGGTTTGTAGATCTATCTAAAGCAACACAAAATAATATAACGTTGACAGAAGCTTCAGGTGAGAAGCCTCTAATTAAGCAGGCGTTAGATAAAGATATTTTCTTTTGCACCATTCCATTCACTCAAGTATATTCTGAAATAGATGGACGATATCAAGCCTGTTGTTTTGGTAAGCCAGATGAAAAGCTTACTGTAACGAACACATCATTGAAAGACTGGATGATTGATAGTGACTACATGAATAATCTTCGGAGTGAGATGTTAGATCCTGACTCTGATCTAAAGACAGTTAAGAAAAACTGTACTAGATGTGTCAGCGATGAGAATAAGTACGGAAGATCACGTAGAACTAACTGCCTTAAAATTCATACCAATAACCCAGAGTTTTGGGATGACATTGAACAATCTGTTGATAGAGTTAAAGAGACAGGTAAGTTTACTTTCGAAGAGAGAATAATTGAGATACAATTAAAGATCTTTGGATCAGAGTGTAATATCGATTGCTATATGTGTACCCATCAAAACTCTACAACGAGAATGAACCAAGCTAAAAAAGGTTTATGGAACACGGAAGTATTTGGTGCATTACCTATTGTACAAGAAAAATGGGATTTAGTTACTTCAGATAAAACTAAAGGAGTGGTTGAACAAATTATTGAACTAGGACCTTATATAAGAAGTATAAAGATCATCGGTGGTGAGCCATTGATCATGAAGAAGCATTACGAGTTACTAGATGTATTAATAGAAGGTGGTCATGCTGAACATATATATCTTAAGTATCAAACTAACCTAACTAAAACTAAGAAAGGTAAGCATAACATATTTAAGTATCTACCACATTTTAGAAGAGTCTCTATGGTTGCTTCTGTTGATGGCATTGGTCCTGTCATTGAGTACATGAGAAGAAGAACTGAATGGAAGGATCTTGAATTCAATATTACCGAATGTGGTAAATATCCAAATGTTGATGTAGACTTTAATGGGTTGGTTGGATTCTTAAGTGTGATGAGATTTTATGAAGTGATTGACTGGTGTAAAGATCATCCGGTTATCGATCAATTAAATTGGGCTCACATAGATTCACCTAAGCATTTACGTGCTAATAACTTGCCTAGAAAGATTAAGGATGCATTGATACCGAAGTATCAGGAGTGGCCTGATATTGTAGCTAGTCTTGAGATGGAAGCAGATCCTGATATTGATATTCAGAACGTATTTGATTATTTGTTAATGGCTGATAAACATTATTCGAAAACTAAATGGAAGGCAAACTTGTTTGATGTATTCCCAGAGCTAGAAGAGT